CAAAGTTAAAAAAGAAATGGATAAAAATAAAATTGACGGAGTGATCGCCTTAATTATGGCATTGAGCCGTATGAAAGTAAACGGCGGTTTAAACACCTCAGTTTATGAATCACGAGGTATGAGAACCTTCTAACAACAGGAAAAAATTATGGCATGGTACGACAATTTATTCGGAACTAAGGCAGCACCAGTGAGTCTGCCTTTAGATTCTCCCCAACTTGCTCAATATTTGACAAGTCAGAACGTAGCTGGTCAGGTAGTTAACAAAGAACAAGCAATGAGGCTTTCAACAGTCTATGCTTGCGTTAAGATACTATCTGAAACCGTTTCGACTTTACCTTGTCATTTATATAGACAAGTAGGCGACTCGAAAGAGATGCATTCAGGTGCACCGCTTCACGACTTAATGTTAAGGAACCCTAACGAGTTCATGACAGCTCCAGAATTCTACTCTTACGTAATGACTTGTTTATTACTACAGGGAAACTTCTTTGGCTACATTAACAGGACTCAATCTGGAAGAGTAGTAGAAATATTACCTCTACAACCAGAGAACGTTATGATCAGACAAGATCAACAGTTTAACGTTATATACGAAGTACAATTCGATAACGGAAAACGTGATGTCTTAGATCAGAATCAAATATTACACATAAAAGGGATGACTCTTGATGGTGTTAATGGATTATCTCCGATCAGATACAACTCAGAGGCTCTAGGCTCAGCGATAGCTGCCAGAGACTACGCGAGTAACGTATTCGGAAATGATGCAACTCCAAGAGGCATACTAGCCACTGACGGCATGTTATCAGATGAGGCGTATCAAAATATACGTGAATCATGGCAAGCAAGTCATCAAGGTGTAAGTAACGCACATAGAATAGCTATACTTGAGCAAGGTCTTAAGTTCACTCCGCTATCTATGTCACCAGCAGACGTCCAACTCTTGGACTCTCGCAAATACAGTAGAACTGAAATATGTGCAATGTTCAGAGTACCGCCTCACATGGTGGCTGACTTGGATAGAGCTACATTTTCAAATATAGAACATCAAGACTTACAGTTCTACAAGTCAACGATTTTACCTTATCTGACTTCTATCGAAGCTAGATTAAATAAATCATTACTAGGAGTAAATACTCAGTTCTTTAAATTTGAAGTAGGTGGATTACTAAGAAGTGATCTAACTACCAGAGTTAACTCTTACAAAGAGCTCATAGCTTGCGGTGTTATGTCACCTAACGAAGCTAGAGAGAGACTAGATATGAATCCTAGAGACGGAGGAGATGAATTTATAACACAAACCAATAATCTACAGTTTGAAGGCAATGAGCCAGAAGCTGAGGAACAACAACAGGAAGACGAATAATGTGTAATGAAACATCTGGAATGTGTTGCGACGCAATCACTAAAGAATGTACAGCATGTAGCGAACAAGAGCTAAAAAACATGTCTGTGTCTTTTGATATTAAGTCATATCATGACGAAGATGGAGAGAGAAAATTCTGTGGTTATGCTAATACATTTGACCATAAAGATAGAGCAGGTGATATCACTCAGAAGGGTGCATTCACTAAATCTATACAAGAACATATAACCAACGGCACTAAGCCCCTAATGCTAATGCACCATGATCACTCAAGACCCGTAGGAGTCTGGGAGAAGCTGGTAGAAGATGCAAAGGGACTATATGTCGAAGGTAGATTAACTAAGGGCGTTAGAGACGCCGACGAGGCATATGCTTTGTTAAAAGATGGAGCTTTAAATTCTATGTCCATAGGATATAAAGTTCTGGATGAAGAGTACGACAGAAACAAAGGTGCAAACCTTCTGCATGAAGTATCGCTATTCGAAATCAGTTTAGTCTCTATCCCCGCAAACGAACAATCAACAGTTATCTCAGTTAAATCTGATGATGGTGTTGATATACGGGCACTAGAGAAAACTCTGCGGGATGCAGGGCTTTCAAGACGTGAAGCTAAAGCCTTACTAAGTAAGGGAATTAGCGGACTTTCTTTTCAGCGTGATGCTGTAGAGGAGGACTCTACTATTGTGGTAGCAAATTCTAAAAGTGAAGAGCAATCTGAACTAAAGAGGATGTTATCTATTTTAAGGAAATAACTATGACTGAAGAAGTTAAAATAAACGAAGAAATCGTAGAAGAAAAAGGCGAATCTATTTCACTAGATACTTTAAAAGTAGAAGTTGAAAAAGAAGAACCTAAGACTGAAGAAGTAATTGAAGAAGTAGCTGAAGAAGTTACTGAAGAAGTTGCTGAAGAAGTTAAAGACGAAGAAATCGTAGAAGAAAAATCAGTTGAGGTTGAAATTTCACTCAAAGACGTTGCTGACGCACTAGAAGAAAAATCTGCAATGACTGAAGAGCTTATCGATACTAAAGTATCAAAAGATGAGCTTAACGAAGTGAAAGCTGACGCTGAAGCTAAAATAAAAACTCTTACAGAAGAATTAGAAATGCTATCTGCTAAATCTAATAGACCTTCTGTAATACATTCTATAAAGGAAAATAAAATGGAAAATAAAGATATTCTTGGAATATTCGCAAGGAAAGGAATTGAAGGATTGAGAGCTAAAGGCGACGATCTACAAATTTCTACTGACGCACAAGGTGGATACGCTCTACCAGTTGAAATGAGCTCAAACATACTAGAACTTCAAAAAGAGAAATCTCCAATGAGACAAGTATGCGGACAATTATCAACAAATAGTACTGACTACAGCCAGTTAGTGTCAATCGGTGACGCTGCTTCAGGTTGGGTTGGAGAAACTGACAGCAGACCTAGAACTGATTCACCAGAACTCACTAAGATTTCTGCTGTATTTGGTGAAATCTATGCTGCACCTAAAGCATACCAGCACGTACTAGAAGATGCATTCTTCAACGTAGAAGCATGGTTGAATGGTGAAGTTTCAAGAGAATTCAACGAAAAAGAAGGGAACGCTTTCTTATTCGGAAATGGTGTTAATAAGCCAGTAGGTCTATTAAACGGTCAAGACGTATCAGCTGCATACTTAGCTGGCGATTCTACAAGAGACTTTGGTAAGTTCCAAACTATCTTAAGTGGACAAGCTGCTTCTATGGGTGCTACTTCTGACGACGTAATTAACAAACTAAGAGACATGGTTTTAGCTACTAAAACTCCATATCTTTCAGGTTGTAAATTCATGATGAACAGAGCTACTCACGCTATCTTAGTTGATATGAAAAATGCTGACGGCGAATACTTCTTACAGAGAGATATCGCTACTGCTGCTGGAACTAAAATATTCGGATATGACATTGTTATAAACGAAGACATGCAAGACGTTGCTGCAGGTAACTTCCCAGTTATCTTTGGTGATTTCGGTTCAGCTTACTCAATCATTGATAGAGTTGGTGTTTCAGTTCTTAGAGACCCTTACAGTGCTTACGGTGCTATTTCTTTCTACACTAGAAAGAGAGTTGGTTCTATGGTTAAGAACACAGAATCTCTAAAAGTATTAGCAATTGGTGCTTAATTCTTTTTAAGAATCTAATAGGTTTTGGGAGTCTACCTCAAAGACTCCCCGCTTTATTAACCCCGACAATAAAGGAGATTTTACATGTCAAACCTAAAACAATTCGGCACAGCCGATAACACTGTTTCATATACCTCAGATACTCAGAAGATTGAGCTAAGAGGAAATAGGACTGGTGTTTTTCAATGCAATATAAACACTGGCGATACTTTAGTCTTACAGGCTAGAGCTAGTTTAGATTTAAATTGGATTGATATCCTTACAGTAACAGACGAAGATACTTTACAAGAAGTAATCCTCGCACCATATTTTCAAGTCGTTGTAACTAATACTTCTGGACTAGCAGTAGATGCAGTCTTACACGGATAAGGAGTAAACAATGGCATTAACTAAAAACAATATAGGAATGATACCAGACTCAGGCTCTGGATCATCAAGCATACTCACATCCGCAAATATAAATACTATTAAAACAAGTAATTCAGGTTACTATGGTTTATTAACTAATTTTTATTTTGACGGCGGAGTAGCAACAGAAACCGTGATTGACGAGAATAACGTTAATACGTGGATAGACGTTGAGTTCACTATAGATACTCAAGGTACATTCGACTACAGACCTACTGATATGATCACAGCTAACGCTATAGGACATACTGGTGACGGTACTGACGGCAATCCTATCGTATTCTCTTTAGAAGCACTCACACAGCATTCAAGCTGTAACTTCAGAGCTTCTATGGCATTTGAGCCAGAGATAGACGAAGGACAATTAGAAACAAGATTACTATTTAATAGACACTCTGGAACAACTCCAGCTGAGGACTTCTCAATCGAAGAGGTCTCTCTTACTATGTCTCAAGGAGCTGATATACAATATACAGCTGAACCTTTATTAACTTTCTTTGTTGGTGACACTATTGACACTAACGGAGCTGGCGATTCAGGTAAATGTAGATTCCAAATTAAATCATCCGTAGAGGGCTTAGTGACACTAAGAGCCTTGACGTGGTATGTAAATACATAAGGAGAGTATAATGTCAAAAATAAAAATCTTTTCAGATACAAACAAAGGCTGTATATTCTTTGATGGTTCTACAGTAGAGCCTAAATTCATAGGAACTATACAAGCAAGTATAAAAGCAGACGAAACTAATCGTATTCAAATTGTAAGGAATGACAGATACGAATCAGACGGAACTACTTTTAGAAAACTATTCAAAAGGTTAAACCCTAACAGAGTACAAAACGAAGCTGGTGAAAACCTAGTAGCTGACTTAGGCTACACTATTCAAGAAGTAGTAG